ACGGCAACTTCTATTCAATCTGCGACGACCCGGCAAAGTATCGCGTCGACCTTGAGTTCGCCACCGAGTACGTCCTCGCCTCCGACCTCGCCTCCGTCACGCGCGAACGGGATGAGGCCAGGGCGAATGTTGAGTTTCTTGAGCACGGAATCAATAGCGCATCTGATCAGCTAACGAATATGGCCAACTGGCGCGAGGGCGCTGATTCGTACGACCAGGAATGCGACAACGAGCCGCGCGAGTATTACGAAGATGTCTAGCTAATGGAAAAGGGAGCGGCGTCTATTCGCGATCAACTGACTGAGCTACCCGCCCCGAAGGAGCCGACCGGTGCATAACACTATCCCCGTTGTGGGCAGATTCTACCGCTTTCCGTCGTCTAGATTCCCTCGGCGCATTTACCGAGTCGACAGCATCGACTCAGCTGGCGTGCGTATGACCGTAGTCCGAATGGATCCAATTGAGATTATCCAAGACGTGGAGATTGCTCCTACGCGGTTCGAGTTCGGGGCGATCGAGGTTACCCTGTGACACTTCCGCTGGAGCCCCAACTAATAATAGGCGAGCTGATGCGAATCTATTCCGGTCGTATAAGCTTGTGTGTGCATTTCGGAGCAATTGATTGGCTGACCGCCAATGGATACGCCAAGCCCTTTGGATACAAGGATGCGACGCTTACTCCAAAGGGTAAAGCGCTCGCTGAGAAAATAATACACGCGTCAGGACTTAGTGTCATCATGGAGGAGTTTTGATGGAAAACCCTAATAAGCCCGCTACAGTTTCTCTGCTGCCTAACGTTGTATTTGCCTTGCAATATGCAACGCGCGGGTGGTACGTGTTCCCGTTGCACTCTATCGATCCTGAAACCAAGAACTGCACGTGCAAGCGGCCCGACTGCGATCGTAAGGCGAAGCATCCGAGAACTAAGAATGGAGTCGATGATGCCACAACAGACGAACAGAAAATTCGTGATTGGTTCCGACGATGGCCGTCCGCAAACATTGGACTATCTTGCGGACCGTCGGGGCTTGTGGTCGTCGACGTGGATCCGCGCAATGGCGGTGATGAGACGTTATGCGAGATCGAATCCAAGCACGGAGCGATGCCAGCGACACCGATTCAGCTTACCGGAGGAGGTGGTCAACACTACTTATTTCAGCGGCCCGAGTCCGGAGGCGCGAAAGTCCGAGGGACTAAGATCCCGGGCGGCATTGATATCAAAGCAGACGGCGGGTATATCGTCGTCGCTCCCAGTAACCATGAATCAGGAAGATCGTACTTCTGGGACGGAGGTCATCATCCCAACGACGAACCGATCGCCCCATGCCCTGACTGGTTGCTCGCTATCCTTCGCAAGCCATCGAGCGAAACAACGTCGACAATCAATCCGGGGGACGGCCTTCTAGGAGCCGCCTTCAAGGCAGCCGGCTGGGCTGGGCGCTCGCTGGGTACCGACAAGATATCCGTTCAATGTCCGTGGGAGGGTGAGCACACGTCAGGTAATCGATTCGATGGATCGACCGTCGTATTTTCGCCGAATGTGGGCAAGACCACCGGGCACTTCTGGTGCGCGCATTCGCATTGTCAGCAGTCACGCTCGCTGAAAGATGTGTTGGCGGTGCTTCCAAAGGCCGCACTGGTGTCGGCGCGGAAGCATTGCAAGCTACCCGAGAATCATCAGCCTCCGAGAGAGTCCGAACCGGCTCCGTTCGACCCTGAAAGCCCATGGACTGACTCGCTGCGCGTGACCGCAGATGGCGCCATTACTCGCGACACTGGCAACGCGGCGCTGTTACTGACGAACCTGCCCGACTGGAAAGGCTGCATTCGGTTCAATGAGTTTTCCGGTAAAGTCCTATGGGCCCGCCCCGCGCCTGTACTCGATGGTATGGAAGTGCCAGCGGTAGATTCCGAGCTGCAAGATTGGCACGCTACGTACGTTGGTCAGTGGCTAGCGGTACATCGCAGAGTTTCGTTTTCTAAGGACGCGTTGCACGCTGCTATTGACTCCGCAGCGCGTGCTCAGGCCTACAACCCACTCGTCGATTATCTGCGGCATCTCGTATGGGACAAAAAACCACGCGTCGCTAACTGGCTATCAACATACCTGCGGGCAGCTTCGGACGAATACACCCAATCCACTGGAAAATGGTGGTTGATATCAGCGGTTGCTCGCGCTGAGAAACCAGGGTGCCAGGTAGACCACGTCCTTGTTTTGAAGGGCAAGCAAGGCGCACGCAAGTCTTCGGCATTGATAGCACTCGCTGGTTCGCAGTGGTGCCTAGAATCACTGCCTCGAATACGCGAGGGTAAGGACGCGATGCAAATACTTCGCGGGAACTGGATCTGCATTCTGTCGGAACTCGAGTCCATTCGAGGCGCGGCGTTCACGGAAACGAAAGATTACGTTACTCGACGCGTGGATAAGTTCCGACCGTCTCACGGACGGTTCACCGTTGAGGTCCCAAGGGCGTGCATATTTGCAGGGACAACTAACGAAGAGTACTGCCTACCGCCTGACCCGTCGGGGCTTCGCCGCTGGTGGCCCGTCAATGTCGGAGATGCTGACATCGAAGGGATCGAACGGGACAGGGACCAGCTATGGGCCGAGGCTTACGCGATGTACTGCAAAGGTGAGCATTGGTGGCCAGACGATGAAAAACAACTCAACTTACTCAACGAAACGCAATCCGAGTCAGTTGACGTTGACCCATGGATCTCAGCTGTGCTCACGTGGCTTGAGAATCGCGAGGGTATTCCGTTCGAGTCTTACGATATTCTCAGGCTTGGTATCGGCATTCCAGCAGACAGAATGACGCGTGGAGATCAAACACGAATCGGAACGATACTAAAGACACTCGGGTACAAGTCGGCTCAGGTCTCACAGAACGGCTACCGAGTGAGGATGTATTCGAAATGTGAGGATTCGAAATGTGAGGATTCGAAATGAAAGTGACTTATCACTCCAGAAAATCGGATAACCAGGAACCGAAACGCTTCACAACTCGCGACGCGGAAAACCGACATCCTGCGTTCGGACCCATCCCGAGCAAGGCGCATCCAAAACGGTTGACGGTTGTGCCTAGGTTTCCGAAACACCAGGTGACGCTATCGCCTGTTGAAATATCAGCTCGGTACGACGGCACATCTAGGACCGCACTCGCGTGCGAATGCGCGTATTACCGATGTTCCGAGCTAGAAGGGGAGCTCCACTGCGGATGGTACGGGTTCGACCTTCAGAAGAGCCATGGGGCGCCAAAGCGAGACCCCGAGTGCCTGTTGCGTCGCGGGAAGTAATCCGTAGAGCGGCGCCCAGATACGGTACGGAATACAGTCCGGCTGGCCTATCTTCAATGTCGGAATAGTTATCAACGTTTGCAACGTTGACAACCGTCATCGATTGGGCCATTGTTATCGAGTCAGCGGAGAGAAACACGAACCGCCCGCACTTGGACTTTACATCCGGGGCGATCTTGAGGCGGTATGACCCGACAGTTACGATAGAAGGAAAATAACATGTCAGACCATGCCTCTTCTGGAATATTCGATTACCCGGATCGCAGGTATGCGGGCCCGAGCGGAAAACTAACGTGACCTCTCACGTCTGGTTCAAATGCGACCCCGGCTGCCTCGGGTGCCAGTTCTGCGACGGTGGACTGGGGCAGTGCATTGTTTGCGGGGCATCCGAAGGACAGCTTCTTAGCTTATGTCCGGGCCGCAGGCTGAACCATGAAACATTGGAAGCATGTTACCGTGGTAACGTAAAGGACCTGTCAAGGTTTCGCACTGCAGTCCATTATGGCGCGAAAATTGTAAACGGTTCTATTGTCTACCCGAACGTCCGACTGTGAACAATCGATTACAGTGGAAACAATACCACGTATGTCACGCGATCACATAAACCCACCAAGAAACATGTTTCCAAACGCTGGTCACCTGGCCGAGCGTGATACTGTTCCGTTAGTATCAAAACGTTCTAGCGCAATACTTTCGCACTTTACAGTTGGCCTACCGCTATCGTTGAATAGTTACAGTGACATTCCGCGTCCGAACGGCTCGCCTGCACAACTCTGCACAACCTCCCTTCGACTAGGTTGTTCAGGTATAAAGCTATGACATCACTCATTAAAAGTGCACCGGCCCGGCGATTAACACAACCTGCTCGCCCAAATTCCTTAGGAGCGGGCACACGCGGCGCACAGTACTATTATAGTATATATATATATATAATATATATAATAGTGGTTAGTAGGTTGTGCATGGTGGAAAAGTCGGAACCGTTTCGAGCGGTTACGCATGCACAACCCCCTGCACAACCATGCACAACCAAAATGTGAACTTTTGGATACAGTAAGATAATGTAAGTGAAAGGAAGACAATGGCAAAAGCAATTGACCGAATGACCAAACTAGCAACCGAACGAGTCGAGACACTGGCCCGGCTGGTCGAAATCGAAGGAGAGATGATAACTGTGGCAGCTGACCTGGCAGCGACGGTGGTTTACGGGGATATGGTAGACCCTAAGACGACGGAACCCGCGGAGCCCAAGCAGCGCAAGCCACGGCGGTCGAAAGCCCCTACGGGGCCCAGCAGCGGCGTGCCGCCGGACGGGGCGGAGCCCATATCCCCAAGCAATGCCGCAAAACTCGAGGGCCAGGTCCAACCACTAACCGAGCCCGAACTGTCGGTGACCGATGTGATGGCAATCGGTGAGATTCTTTCGGGCGGCGAAATCCTGCAGAAACTCATCGAAAACGGAACAATCGGAGGTGAGTCCGAGGTAGTCCCGCAGGCTGAGATTGACGCGGGCAAGGCCGATATCCGGGCAGCGTTACTCGTGCTTATCGATCGCGGTATCGTTGAGCGGAGCGGCGAGGGAAAGGGGACTAAGTACGCTCGGGTCAAGGACGTTACCGCGGAGGTTATCGCGGATTAGTTCGAGCGCGAAAGGGGGCCCGTATTGCGCGGGCTCCCGTCCGGTGCTAACGGTACTATCAATGGCAAAGTCTAAACGGGTATCAGTGCTGATAACGGACCAGTCCGAGGAGTCTCTCGAAGCAATTCGTATCCGGTCACCCGCGCCGGTACCGCAGGCCGCGGTTTGCCAGGTGGCTCTCGAGATTGGCTTACGGCAGATGTGCGCGGAGCTAGTCAGAGGCAAGAAAGTGAAGGCGAGGGCGTGAAAACTTTAGCTGAATGGCATCAGATGTTTTTTGAACTCCCTGTAGAATTGCAAGAGGCGGTCCAGGAGCTATCGCGCGGCGCAACCGAGGTTATTCACGCCCACATGAACGACGCTGACCACGGTCCGCAGGATAGCGGGAATCACTTTGCTCACGCGGAAAGTCACTCATTGGGAGCCTGGAATCATTACTGCTTAGGATCGACTGAGTACGACTCAGACGGCCTCGAGCATTGGAAGCATGCCGCGGCCAGGCTGGCGCTGGCGTGCGTGAGGAAGTTACCGATATGAAAAAAGTCACAGTGGAAGTCACGCTAACAATTGAGATCGAGCAAGAGGTCCCGGACGACTTCAGTCAGGATGACTGCGATTTCAAGTTCAATGAATCTTGCTGGTGCGCGAGCAATTGCTGGCTTGATGTAGTTTCTCGGGTGAATGAGATGAAACCAAAAGGGGAATGCTTATGCTCGTCTATGAAATTCGCTACAAGGCTGCCCGAATAGCCATCGCCCTGCTATCCGTCGGTTGCAACCAAAACCAGTCGCTAGCCCCCGTGTGCCGATCTGACATCGAATGCGATAACTACGAGCGCTGCGTATTGGACGCATGTCTGGCAGAATGTGATGCTCCGGAATACTGGTGCGAAGATGGTTTCGAGTGTCACGAGGCCGCTCGTTCCCCGGTATCTTTCGACGGTTATTGGCGCGGTTTCGTTTGCCGGGACATAGTCGAGTGAAATGACGCTCCAGCGCCGTAAACCAGTCCAGGCCTCGGTAGCCTTTGAACGCGTAACCCCACGCGTGGAGGATGCTGTGCTTGTACTGTCCGAGCTGATAGTCACGTCCAGGTGGCAGACTGGAGTCAGCACTCGTCAGTACGCGAAGCTGTGGGGCGTATCTGAATCCAAAGTTCTTGAGTGGTACCGCGCAGCTTGCGCGACGGTAAAGATTGTCGCGAATCCAGAACAGCTACAGCTCATATTCAACGAGTCGATGCACTTTATGATCGGGATGATGTACGACCTAAAGGGCGTGGATGACCGCGGAGCGATAGCAGCATGCAAGACCGTGATGGATACCTGCGTTGCGTTAATGAAAGCACGGGCGCTATCCGATAAACCGCCGGACGAACTGGACTTGAGCGGAAAGTCGGAGCGGGAGCTACTCGAAATCATCGCTAGGGGCACTGTCGTGGTTGATGCTCCGGCGCTCGAAGAGCGTGCTATGGTGGGCGAATGAAACTCAGGAGCACCAGTCAGACCATAGACCCCGAACTATTGGGCGCGTTGTGGATTTACGTTATTGCCAGGAGTGACCACGAATGAAAAAACTAGACCTTGCCCGGCTAACCCCAGGCCGTTTCGATGTACAGGTGCTTGGACCGGCGAACACCACGTCGCTAACGATTGACGAAAACAATGCGGTCCACGCGACTATGCGTCACACCGGAGACAAGTGGATGCTTTTCGGTATCGTCGACGCGGTAAAGCTCATGCAGGTTTCCGTGGCTGACGAATTCGAGACTCCCGTCAGAAAGAAGTGACCGAATCGCCGTATCTTTCAGCATTGCGCGAACGGGCCAAGCGGGAGCTACTGGTCCAGCGAATACTTTCGGCGCTCCACGCTAAGCAACGCGAATTCGCGCAGCACCCGAGTCGACGGATAGCGGCTCACTCGGGACGTAGGTCAGGCAAGTCTCACGGTATAGCCGGGAGACTCATGACGACGGCTGCGCGTAATCCTGGTCAGCAGTCGGTCTTCATTGCCATTAGCGCGGCCCGCGCGAACGACATTATTGGCAGGGCGTTTCACGTCTTAGGCGACTCGACTGGGTTTCGCGCTCGCTCGACTAAGCGGGACGGTCAGCTTTATTTCGAGTTTCCGAACGGGCATGCGGTGTGGGTCGCTGGCTGCAAGAACCGAGCAGACGCTGAGAAGTTTCGCGGTTCGCCACTGTGTGGAGCGGCCGTTGATGAGTCCGATTCGATGCGGGGGCATCTCGAGTATCTATCAGAGGAAGTGCTAGAGCCCGCGCTGCTCGACGAGGACGGCTGGCTAGCTCTGACTGGCACACCGGGCGTAACTCCGACTGGGTACTTCCACGCAATCACAACCGGAGAGGGTTGCCAGAAGTGGCCAACCTTCAATTGGACGGTGCTGGACAATCCATTCCTTCCACACGCTCGCGAATGGCTCGCCGAAAAGTGCCGGCGGATGGGGCTCGATCCAACTTCTCCGTCGTATCTGCGAGAGTGGCTGGGTCAATGGGTGCTCGATGTCGAGTCGCTCTGTTACCCGTATAACGCAGCGCTGAACCATGAATTCGGCGCATTCAATGACGAAGGCAAGCCGGGATGGCGTTACGTTCTAGGGGTTGACCTTGGCGTCAACGACCCTTGCGCCTTCGTACTCGTGGCGTATCGACCCGAATCGCCGGAACTCCACATTGTTGAGGCTACGCAGGCGGACGGACTGTCACCGAGCGGAGCCGCCGCGCGCGTGCTTCAGTACCGCGAGCGATTCCCCGGGCTGCGCATTGTCGCGGACACTGGTGGACAAGGTAAAGCGTTTGTTGAGGAATGGATTCAGCGGTTCGGGCTTCCCGCCGAACCCGCTTACAAGCTCGGTGTGGCTGGGCAGATTGCCCTCGTTACCGGGTTGCTCCGAAGTGGCTCGGTCAAGGTTCACTCGCCAGCTGCTTCGGACCTAATTGCGGAGTGGATGCTATTGCCGTTCAACTCGGACCGCGATGGCCACGACTCGGGATATGCCGACCATCTATCGGATGCCGCTCGCTACGCCATTCTAGCGGCTCAGCCTCGGTACACTGGCGAACAAGAGGACCCGGAGCCCGGTACCGTGGAGTTTACTCGACGACAGTTAGAGCGCGAAAGGGAAGCCGCTTTCAAGCGGGGGAGCAAGATCCGTAGGACCAGAGGCGGTCTTTATGTGGTGGAACCGGGGGAAATATGGCTACCCAAGGCCGCGTAGTTGACGAATCACGGAAACGCGAGCAAACTCACGGGGTGACCGAATCCTGGCATAAATCCACAGGCGCCGAGCTGGCGACCCACGTCGTATCACTCGGGCGCTCACTGTGGCAGCAGGACTCTGGGAGACGAGCGCAGATGCGCTCCGACTTGTCGAGGTACGAGGGTTTTCGGATAGCCTCGCTCGACCCGGCAGGGTACCGAGCAAACGGGCCGCTATACGTCGACGGAATCGATGGCGAGGTAAAGGTTCGTTGGAACCTGTGCCGATCGCTAGTCGATGCTGCCACGGCTAAAGTAGCCGGCACTCAACAGCCCAAGGTGCAATTCGTCTGTTCGAACGCTGACTGGCGCACGCGGCGCAAAGCTCCGAAGCTCGACGCGTTTGTTGAAGGCCTTTGGGGCACACGACAAGAGCCTTACGCTGATATTTGGGAACTTGGCGCGCACGCTTTCCGCGATGCCGCCGTCTGCCAAATCGGATTTATCAAAACTGAATCCGACGTAGACCAGGGAGCAGTTGTCCACACGAAACCGATGCCGTGGGAAGTCGTAACGGACAGCAACGATGCGAGTCGCGGAAACCCAAAGCACATTTGGCACATTTACGGCGATACTCGCGACAATCTAAAAGCGATTCATCCAGAATCGGCGGAGTACATTGACGGCGCGCGTATTCGCGATCCGGGTGAAGACTCCTACTCGGGAAAAGTCGATGCCAAAGTCGTGGAGCGCGTTTGGGTCTATGAATGGTGGACGCTTCCTACTGGTCCAGACTCGCCCGGTAAGCACGTCAAGGCCCTTGATTCTAGTGGCGCCCCGCTCGTTGAAGAGAAGTGGGAGCGCACGTCGTTTCCGTTCGCAATCATCCGTTGGTCCCGAGCTATGCAGGGATTCGGCGGCACGTCTCTAGTTCAGGAATCGGCTGAGATTTCTGACGAGTTGAACACGGTGATCGGTCGAATGAGTCGATCGATACATCTGACGTCCATGTCGCATATTTTTGCGCCAGAGGGCGCCGGGTTAGCCGATAAGCTTGCTGACAACGAGGATTGCAAGGTTACCGAATACGCTGGCATGCAGCCGCCGATCGTGCAGAACGCGGCTCCGTTTGGCCCGGAACACATGCAGTGGGTTCAGTTGCAGAAATCCATGGCCTTCGAGATGACTGGAGTGAGCCAGCAGTCGGCAACGGCCAATAAGCAGCCAGGTATCGAAGCCGCGAGTGCGATTCGCCTGGTCGCTGACATTCAGTCCGAGCGATTCTCGCTACCTTGGCGCGCATACCAATCGATGTACGTCGAGCTAGCTCGTCATGATATTGCATGCGTGCGAGAACTGGCGGAGGCAGACAAAGACTTTGCTGCAAAGTGGCCGGGCGAAGGATTCTTGAAGACGATCAAATGGCAGGACGCTGACCTGGACGATGACTTGTACGCTATCCGAATCGGCGAGGCGCCGTCACTAAAGGGAACGGCTGCGGACCGCATGCAAACCGCTCAGGAGCTTTACGCGGCCGGAATGCTCTCTCAGGATGCATTTGCCTCTGTCCAGCGCTACAAGGACCTTCCGGGAGAGCTCGATGGCACAAGCCGACAGCGCAATCTCGTTTCGCAGTACATTGAAAACTGGCTCGATGCTACGCCCGAACAATTCGACTCGGGTGAGTTGCGTCCGGGTGTTCCGCTATTCCGCCCGCCAATTCGTTGGATGCGACTCGAGGACGCGTTGCTTCAAGTGGCTGAGGCCTATATGCAAGCGCAGATGGACGAAGCGCCCGACGAAGCTCAGGACCTGATGTTGCGCTGGATCGAAATAGCCGACAGTGAGATTCAGAAACGCGAGCAACGCATGGCTGATCTACGCTCACAGGGATCGCGAGCTATCAACGTTGGAGCGACAGAAGCACCACCGATGCAACCACAAGGACCAGCACCAGTATGAGCGAAGCAGAAACACCAGTGAGTTCAGGCGCCGAATCGGGAACCGTCACGCAGTCGCCCGGAGGGTTTACCCCTCCCGTGAATCAGCGTGAACAGCTAGCGAAGTACGAAAAGGCAGCCGAGGCAAGCGCGCAGAAAACAGAACCGGCAACGGTTACGGAATCCGCAAAACCCGCCGAGCCCGCAGCCGTTGCATCAGCGGAACCGGCAAAGCCCGTGGCGATTGACGGCGATAAGCTTGCCGGACTGCTCAAGTCTGGTGACTTCGAGGGTGCGTTACGCCTCGCTGGCATTGACCCGGCAGGGACGAAGATTCCTGCAGCTCGCTGGGCTGAGTTTCGAAAGCACGAAAAGGAATCGAAGGAGCGAATTCGCCAGGCCGAAGCTCGCACAATGCAGCGCGACAATGAAGTACGCACATTAGCCTCTGAAGTAGCTAAGCGGTTTGAACCCTATGAGAACGCTCGGAAAGCCTGGGAATCGGGCGATATCGAATCGGCACTGAAACACGCTTTTGGGGCTGACCTGGAATCACTGTCGGAGATGGCGGTAAAGCAGAAACTGGGCCAGGACCCTGAAGTAGTGGCCCTGAAACGCTGGAAAGCTGAACAGGAAAAGGCCGCCCAGGAGCGTGCCGCGGCTGAGCAGAAAGCCCAAGCCGAGCAAACTACGGCCGCTCAGCGTCGGGAATACTGCTCGGCTCTCAGCGCTGAGCTGAAAGCCGGGGACGCGACTCACGCCGCGGCGGTCGATACATTCCCGGATTTCACTGAACGGGTAATGCAAATCCAGCTGGATGCCTACAACAAATCAGGCGAGGAACTATCAGCCGCCGAAGCGGCTGGACAATTGATCGAAAAGCTGCGACCATGGCTAGAGAAGTGGTCGAAAGTGTTGGGCGACGGAGCAACGCCGAAACTCCCGAGTAGCGTCGGGGCCGCGACAGAGCCTCAGGATACCGCCCGGACAGGGAAATCGTCCGCGAAAGATGAACGAAAGTTCATCAAGAAGGCGCAGCCGGCTCCCCCGTTACCGGATACTGACTTGGACGATGATGCACGAATGGCTAATTGGAAAAAGCGATTGGTCGTTGCAGCTCGCGAAGATGGTTTCCTACCGCGGTAGAGACTCGGAAAGCGCCATGGAGTTATCCCCATGTCCGCTACAATCACAACTCTCGACGCATTCATGAAAGACAACTACGGGCCCGGCTCTAAGCGGGTTCAGAAGCTCCTTTACAAGGACTTTCCGTTCCTCGGTTACATCAAGAAAAACGTTGGTGTAGAATCCGGCTCCGGTCGGCGACTAATCGCGCCTTGCGTGTACGGTTCCGCGCAGGGGCTTTCCAGCGGGTTTACCCCTGGTCGTACCGCCGCGAGCGCAACCGGCGGGAATACCAAGTCGCAAGACTGGAACGTCGTTTGGGGCGAGTACTTCGCATTTTGCGATATCAGCGACAAGCTAATGAAACTGAGCGCGGGAAGCGGCTCCTACCTGGACACCGTAGCTCTCGAAATCGACTCGCTGTACACCAGCTGGTCCATGACGTTTAGTAAGTACTTGCTGTCAAGCTCGGCTCGCAATCTCGGAAGCTTTACCGAGTCGTCCGGTGTTTGCACGCTCGTGAATTCCGATGATGTCGTAAACTACAAGATTGGGATGCTCGTAAATGCATCGGCAAATGACGGCTCCGCGACTGGCCATGCGCTGCTAGGCTCGGGCTCAATCGGGTACATCATCGGCGTCAACCAGAACGTTGGAACGTTCACCGTTTCTGCTACCGATGGAGGCTCCGCTGGAACTCCCTCTGGCTGGACCGGAACGATGTACGCTTTCCGCTATGGCGATTTCGGCGGCACTGCTTCACCGAACACGGTCTGTCAAGGCTTTGGCGACTGGTGTCCAGCGTCCGATCCAAGTGCAACGCTGTACAACGGCGTTGACCGCACGCAGGACATCATCGCTCTGAGCGGCGTGCGCATGACCGCGGCCGAGATTGCCGGTCTATCTCTCGAGTCACGGATCAAGCGGCTCGTTACTCGCATGGCAAATCGTGGATTCGGAGCGCCCAAGGTCGTATTTGTCAACCCGGAGAAGTGGCAAGACCTTGCCGATTCGTATGAGCAACGAGCGATTGCAAGCGACCGCATCGGAACGGTTGGCACGTTCGGATACAAGGCAATCAAAGTTGTGGCCGGTGGAACTGAGGTCGATGTAATGACCGATCGTTTCGTCGGACCGACTGACGTTCTGGCTCTCGGAGATCCCGATTCGTTCACGCTCAACACGCCCGAGGAGTTCCCCGCGGTAGTCAAGGGCGACGGGCTCGACATGCTACGTAAGGTCGGGAGCAACGACTATGAACACCGGCTGGGCGCCTACCCGGCTGTGATGGCAATTCCCGGATACCTCGGACGCACCACCGCACCATAACGATTTCGGCTTGGTATCAGCGGTGCTCCTGGTCCTTGCACCGCTGATACCCGGCTGATTTCTAGGAGAAAAAATCATGAGTATACACGCAGCGTCCGCGCCTGACGCAAACAAGGCGAAGACTGCAAGTTGCCGGCTCGTGGTAGTATTCCGCGAACGCGTCGCCATCGGCTCAACGGGAGCTCCGACGCAGGCTACTGTGACAGCGAGTAGGCCGCCATCGAACGGATTCGACGATCCGGGCTTCACAATTTCCCGTACCTCAGCGGGTCTTTACGCAATCACATTTCCCAAAGGGCGCCGAGCGTGGATTGATGTCCGCGCTATCTCACCGGCTCAAACAGTGGTCGGATGGAACCTAGTTGCGATTGATTCGGCGGCTGGCACCGCGTCATTTACCATGCTCGCCGGTACAAACGCAGCGGCAGCAACCGATCCGGCAAGTGGTGACGCTCTGCTGATTCGGATCGAAGTGGAGGCGTAACATGCCGAAGAAACCGGGGTTATCAATCGCGGTATTGCTCGGAAAGGGCAAGCACGACGATGCTAAGGCTGATGAGGCAATGGATTCAGAGGGGGACTCAATGGAGTCGGAGGATTCACCCGGACTAGTCGAGGCAATGAGCGAGCTTCGTGCGGCGATCGCTTCAGAGGATGACGAAGCAGCGGCCAAGGCATTCAAGGCCGCGATGGATTGTTGCTAACGAAAGGACCGAGCCGTGAGTTATCGAACACTGACAGAACTCGAAAGCGATGTCCGTACTCGGTACGATATCGAAGGATTCACGGCTCGGCACCCGTCAACGCAAATCATCCGCTGGCTGAACGATGCTTGGCGGGAGTTGCGGGAAAGGATAACCGTTGACGGTAGTGAACTATTTCTATCGGTAACTGGCGAAACCTGTACCGCAATCGGGCCTAGCACGGTCGGTACCGGAACATTCCCCGGTACAATCCTGTCTGGCGCCGGAAGCTTCTTAAGCTCTAGCTCCATCATTCGTTCGGTAATGATGAAGAACGGATCATCCTGGGTAAAGCTGCGTGAGGTTAGTTTTGACGATGCTCTAAACTGGTCAGACTTGAGCGCAAATTCACTACCGCAAGCATGGTGTCTAGCTGGAGTCGACTTTGGTCATTCTTCAGGGAGCGAGTCCGCACAGGTCATGCGCATCATGGTCATGCCGCCTAATAACGCTGCTCGCGATTTTAGGGTATGCGGGCTTAGTATCATGGGAGGTGACCTTGTCGCGGGTGATCGAATCATGACCGATTTTGGCATGAACGAGTACCTAATCAAGTCTTGTGGCGTTCGCCTTGCGACTCGTGATGATGATGTAAATCTATGGCAGGCGCGCAAAGCCGAGCTGCAGGAGTGCTACTCGGACATTCTTAGGCGCTCCAAGAGTCGCACGCCAGGCAGAGCGTCAAGAGTCGACACTCGGGGAAGGTACCGATAATGGCTCGCATGAAACGACTCGGTCCGCGCACGGATATAAAGGACGATGCTGCGCGCATGGGCCTAACCGAGCTCGATGCGAACGTTAGTGAAATCGCTGACATTCTAGACCGCGAAAAGCGGCCGAAGTGGCGCACGGTACAGGCTTCCCCGATCCAGGCCGCTCGATCGTGGGATTGCCTACTGTGCATTTGGAGCAGCACGATTCAATTCCCCGATCCGAACCCAAAAAACGCGAGCGACGAAATCATGGTCATAAAACAGGGGGGACCGACCGTGTTGATTGTGGTTGCAAACGGTCAGATAAACGGAGCCTCAACCGATTCGGGCCCAGCTTCAGATCGGACCAGAGTTTACGTGTCAACTGGTACGCAGTGGGTTTCCTATGCCTAGAGCTAAGGTCGCGCTAAATGGTTTCTCACAGGCGCCGGACGAGCATGGGGGTCAGCCTCGTGTCGCCCGACTTATCAATGCACGAATGGGAGCGGTCGACAGAGTCGAGAAAAGTCCAGGCACGATCGCAATGCCCACAGCGGTAGCTCCGGACGCCACACTTGTTCCGGTAGCTTACGGACTGACCCCATCGCAAATACCCTTCGTGGTCAGTCGCCATAATAGATCAATACAGAACGGGGCACGCGTACTAGCCGCTGAGCATGGAGCTAGCGGGTCATTTTGGGTCGATCCGGATGAATCAAAATCGTTCATTACTTGGGATGAGGCGGCTCGTTCGGAGCCGATATTCACGAGCGAGCAATACTCGTACAACTCCCCGGGAGTGATGGACCTCGGAACGGGTGACTACGTTGTCGTTGCTGAGGGGCTTCGCCAGTTCGCTGGTTATGGTGTCGGGACTTTCTTGGACTCCGATCTGCAATGGGCGCTCGTTACTGGCGGTGATATGAAAGTCAAAGCCAAGGGTTTCAAGGCGCCCAGTACGCCCATCAATCAGCGGGTCTACCCGGTCACGGCTGGGCCTTACGTCGTGGCCTGGGTCAACCTCAACACTATTGGGATTTTTGGGTTCCAATACGAGTCTCCGATGGGGCTTGTTCAGCTTGCTTTCGTCACCACCGGGGGACTGGCGCTTGGAGCGGGGACGCAGATAGATGCATCATACGACTGGGCAACGGAACGTCTGATAATTGTCGGGCCATCGGCACAGTATTGGTGGCTAGATACTTCTAGCTGGTCGTTGCTTCAGTCCGGCGCGTTCGTTTTTACCCCTATCAACGGAACAATGGGGTGCTCTGTTACTTCTGGGATTACCACTGGACTAGTCCAGGTCGCCTACCGTTCCAGCGCCACCAATTGGATGCATGCGGCCTACATATTCACCGACTCCTCAGTTACTCAAGTGTCAGCGCCAACGCTGATTTACATCTCAACGAACGCATTGACAGCATCCCCATCGTTTGCCCCCTGGCGTGCTGGCGTAAAGTCCTGGGCTAACTCTGGTTGGCTACGACCAGAAGGGGCGATGGTTACGATTTACCACGAGCCACTAACTACCGACGCCGTGGTCTGTACTAGCGCAACGTTGGCAGTTAGAAGCAACGGAGTGGTCGATCGCATTTGCTTCCACTCGTTCGGTTCTCACCCAGCGTCCAAGCCCTATTATCGCCAGTGGGACGCGACTCCGCTTATTCCTGTGGCCAGCCTGTGGTGCTATCAGGGTTCAGGGCGAACGATGCGAGGCGCGGTGCACCTAACTGAGGGAAGCACTGCGTTCACTGAAAACCCTTGGGCGGGAAACTCGAACTATCCGAGGGCCACTCACTGGGCATTTCGAGGCGCGCAGCCAGGGCCCGCTCCACTCGAGCGATCGACTGGCGCGGTCAATGCTCCGATTGCAACGACTTCAGGGCTAGGCGGCAAAGCCGGGATACTCACCGCTATGTGTGTCAACCGTTACGCCGATGCGAACGCAGACGCGGTGAACGTCTACCTCGTCACCCACGCGTTTGCTGACCAAATACTCGGAAAGATAGACCGGTTTTTACCAGACATTTTGCAGCAGGCACACGGGAACGATTCGACCATTTTCGCCACTAGCAACCCAGATCAGTACAATGGCCAAGTGTCGTGCCCTGGGGCGCAATACCTGCCACGCAACCCAATTATCACTCACCCAGCCGCCGGCTCGACACCAGCGGCAGGGAAGTACCTCTACGTGACCGTTCGCGAATGGATCGACTCAGCCGGAAACGTCTACCGCAGTCCGCCCAGTGATCCGGTTTCGATTACTAACGCAACGGCGGGCACTAATCTGGTTTCTGTGTACGATGATCCGTGGGAAAACAGAAACCTAGGCGGCAATGTCCAGTTCAACGGTGCGATGATAAAGGTGTACCGGACCACGAACAATGGCACTGTCTTCTACAATATCAACGGGTCTGACGGAGTGTTTTTGCCGTCCGGAATGATCGCTACGCCAGTTACTGATGCTGTTGACGACGCTGGATTGATTCGCAATGAAATCCTATACACGCAAGGCGAGCGCGGCGGAAACTCGGGAATGTTGGAATGGTGGGGGCCTCCCCCTTGTCGATCGCTCTGGCGCGGCTCCGACCGAATGATTGCAGGCGGTCTCGAGAATGAGCATCGGGTTCAATTGTCCAACCTGTTCTACGATGGGGAACAAATTTCCTGGCCTGAGAACCCAGCTTACTATGTGCAAATGGCCGGAATCGTAAATGCAGTTTCGGCGCTGGACACTTACTACCTGGCGTTTTGCTCGGATGGTATTTACCTAATCACCGGGCAGGGCCCAGACTCGTTCGGCGTGGGTACCTTCGATACTCCGCGCAAGCTGACCGAGCGTATCACCGCGCCAACGTGGCGATCGATTGTTGAAACGCCAGAAGGGATCATGTTCCAAGCGTTTGATGGGCAAATCTACATTGTCCAGCGCGGCACGTTTCAGGTTATCCAAAAGTCGCAAGCGATTCACGACTCCGTTGGAAGAGCCCCGAGCTCTATTGCTTCCCCCTCGCTAGCTGGTCAACCCGACGTTTACGACCCAACTAACTGGGTAATGGGCGCGGTTTATGACTCGTTCGAGAATGAAGTCTGGTTTTTTCAACAGCAGGAAAACGCATGGGTTTATCAACTCGATTACGGCGCCTGGCGCGAGGAGGTTTCGATCGCTACGATGGGGAAATACGCAATTGGCGCTGGACTTACTCGAGTCGTTTCGGCTGGTACAAGTGAGCCGACCATGGTGGTAGCGACTATTCGTACGGCTAGCAGTATTCCCACTGGTTACCGTATCGCTCGTCGCTCTGATACTGACACCTTAGGCGATTATCTTGGGAGCTGCAGGTTCATGACCCTTACAACCAATGATATTGACCTGGTCCATGGAAGACTGAAACGAATTTGGGTCCGCACCACGGTCGCTACAGACCAGGGTACGCCTAATTTTATCGCTTCCAAAATTAGCGTTTGGTACGACGGGAAGCTAAGGAATTTATCCGCCGACGATACGGGGGCATTCACTCCTAGCGGGTATGAGGTGAATTCAAACTTCCTGGAGCTAGAGCACGCTCCGGCTCGCCAGAAGTGCAACCAGTTCCGCTTCGCTTGGTCTGATAATCCATTGGGTGTAGGCAACAGGGAGCGTGCTTCCCACGTTATTTCCTTGGACGTTGAGTACGAGCCGGCAGCATCCGGCCGTGGTAGTATCCGGTACAACCCTGGAACCGGAAGGATGACCTAAATGCCAACTAACTACAGTGATCCGGTTCAGTTATCCCAAGGCCAGCAGGACATTCGTAATTTCTACGACAACGGGGGCTATGAGGACGCGAACGCTAACCCTATTGACGGAGTATGGAGCGGACTAAAGGACGCGTTCTCCGCGGACACGGCCACGGCTGGTGGCTATGACGTGACCGATTACGCCCTTGGCGGCTCGCTTGCGGCGCAGCGTGCGGCGCAGACCGGTCTGGTTGACCGTGGCCAAGAAAACAACATGACCCTGACGATTGCAGGGAACCAAGATTACAACAAGTTGCAGAACGCGGCCGAGGGGATCTATGGTGCCGGCAGTCAAGCTCGTGATGCTGCGCTAAGTAACGCTGCAACATCGAATCAGTACGCCGTCGATATGGGCGGCCGAGCAGACCAGCTGAAACAATTCGGCGATCAAAAGTCATTGCGCGATTGGCAAACATCCGCCGGTTCGCTGCAGGATTACAAGCCAAGTGCTGACACTCAGATCGCTGGTAGCCAGCTTTCGGGGTTCACTGCTGGCAACGCGGGGTCAGAACAGGCCGACTCGTACCAGGCGTTGCGAGACTACGCCAACAACGGACCCGGACCATCCGCTGCCGAAGCTCAGTTGCGGCAAGCTCAGGACGCCAACGTCGGGCAGGCAATTGCGCTAGCTCGAAGTGGCCGCGGCTCGGGCGCGAACGCGGGGGCAGCAAGGCAAGCGCAATTCCAGGCCGCGGATATCGGGCAGCGAACGGGCGCGGACATGGCCAATCTTCGCGCGAACGAAGCTGCTACCTGGAGAGGTCAACAAGCTCAGGCACTCACTTCGGCGGGCGCTATCGGTACTAGCATGGAGCAAAATCGCCAGGGTGCCGCAAACCTGAACCTGCAGGGCCTAACGTCTAGCGCGCAGTACGCCCAGTCGAACGAGGCCAATCGACTCGCGGCACTGCAATCGGCGGCCAATCAGTACGGTCAGCAATACGGCGCAATTTCAGGCAATCAAGTCGCGACCGATCAGGCCAAGCAACAGTATCTAGGCCAGTCTCTGGCTGCCAATAACTCGGCTGCAGTCCAGTCCAGCGGAGCATATGACCAGTACCTGGGCGCACTATCTTCCGGAGCCGGCGTGCAGAATCAGGCAACTGCAAATCGACAGAACGCCTATAAGACCGGGCTGGACTATCAAGCGGCTTATGATCAGGCTGCTTTAGGTGTCGGTGAATCTGAGGCTAGCCGCCGCGCTCAATTGGCTAACACCAAAATCGG